TATGTTTAAGGGCGCGGGACTCCTGCTGCGTCATCGGGGGGGTGCCCGGTGGGTGGGTCAGCGTCCGTGGGCTCGCTCGCGTCGGGGCTGGCGTCACCGTTAAATTTAACGCTAAGTTCGGCGAGCAGGCTGTCGGCGTCTGCTTCAATGATGGTTGCATCCGTTGCGCCTGCAGATATCAGGCCGCGCAACTCTTGCATTACCTTAGCGCGTGCATCCTCACTGCTAGAGATAGTCCTAACCTCTTTCCTCTCAGTGAATGCGGCCACTTCTGTAACCGTGCCCAGTACTTTGGCAGCGGCTGTTATCTGTCCGGGCTTACTATCGGGGTCAACGATGACGCGCACGAGGGATTGGATGACCAATTCTCGTAAAGCAGCGGGTGAGCGCAGTTTCGCGGTCTCTAGTGCCAGGGTGTAAGCCTCTATCTCTCGTGACACCCGAGGGTCTGCGGCCAAGCGGTAGGGTTCTGCTTCCATTGTTTTGGCGCTCTTGACGTTGTATGCGGCCCGGTATGCGTCTGCTTTGGTTGATCCCTTGGCTACTTCGTGGGCGAACTTACGTTGCTTTGCGGTTAGCTGGCGGGAGACGTCTGCACCCAGGATGTGTGAAATGGGGACTTGGTTTAGTCCTTCCTCTATTTGTTTCCTGCTTAGTCTCATAGGTGTATTCCCTACTGGGGTTCTATACAGTATAGGGGAACAGGGGAGGAAAGCAATAGGACTGCTACTCACTCCGTTCGTTGCGGGCGGTCTCCGGCCATGCGCCAGGGCTCGCACTGTACGTTTATACATGAGGGTTTGTCCTACCCCCATCTTAGGGTTTCCCCTAGTGACAAGGGCCATGCAAGGGCCGATGATTGCATCCATGCCATCCATCGGCATGCACTCAGGAGATAGAACATGGATCACATCGGACACATGCCCAATGCTTACGCGTGCGCCCTGGACACGCTGGGCAATGGTGACAGAACATCGGCACGGCTTACAGGGCTGATTGATCACTTTGAACGCGCTACGGGCTTGCAAAACACGCCCGAGATGCTGCCTCACTTGCAGGATTGGAGAGATGCGACGCATCGCATCGCTGCTCGTCGTTACTACGATTTTGCCGCTTGAACCACTACAGGAGAACCAGAACATGTATACCGCACAGCGAGACGCTCACGGGAACGTGATTGTCTGCAAGGGGTCCGATACCCGCAGGGGATACCGGATTGTTTTCACGGGGTCCTATGCGGATTGTCTCCGCTTCAAGGTGGAAGCTTGACCATGGAATTCTTGCACTCCCTCGGGTACTTCGGGACCCGCCTTTTCTTCGCTGGCGTCGTGCTCGCGGTCTTCTGCATCGTTGCACTTTTGAAGGGTACCAAGTGAAAATTTACACTCCAGAACAATCCGCCGTGATCCTTCGCACCATGACGGACATTCAAGCCGCGAACAATGGATGGGCTTTCATCCCTGCGCATGCGTGGCTACACGATGCCTTGACCGTTGCGGGTTACGTTGTCATTCGCTCCACTGACTACCACGGGAACCCGGCATTCAAGGGTTACACCAAAGCCGCACAAGCCGCCCTCAGGGGTCAACCCTACGCCGTCAGCACTTACAAACCCGTCAGGATTGACGCAACACCAGACTACGAAGCCGCTATCCTGGCCCGTCAGGAACGGGAAACGATGGACACCTGACCCATCCGCCTAGGCGCCACCATCGGGCGCCTATGGGATGCGCCAGAGCATCGCAACATCAGGAGAACACCAAATGAACAAATCCGAATCCCTGCGCCGCTTCACTTTGGAGCGCTACCTTATCCTGTCGCTCGGTTTCACTTCCGACGAAGCCGCCACCCTGCGCCGCATCTCGAACACCCTGCGCCGTTGGCATGAGTTGGAATGTGGCAGCGACCACGGCGTTATCGAACGTGACGAAGCCACGGGCAAACCTTACTGGATCAATTACAACAGCCGCTATCTGTCGGCCAACGATACCCGCTCACGCTCACGCATAGCTGACCGGGAAGCCGGGGCACTGCGCCGCTTGCAAAAGATCATGCGAGACGTCAACGAACGGCGATTCGTGGGCGATACCGCGTCAACACTTGACGCGCATTGCGATGATCTGAACACCTACATTCAAACGGACCCACGGGGCGCAGCACTCTACATCCTGCGCCCTGGTGACATTCCCGCAGGGTCTCGCGCTGATTCCTGCTACACCAATGGCATTTGTGTTTACTGAGGGGTTAACCATGACGAACCAAAAACAAATCAGGGCCGCATTTTGGTCCGCGCATCCGCACCTTCCCCGTCGCAAGATCAAAGACTATTCTGGCGAAGGCACCATGTATCCGACAGATACGCGGTGCGCTTTCGTTGATTTTGTGGAGTCACTGCACCGTGATGGGTCTATCTCCGATGCCCTGGCGGATCGGGTGACCTTGTGACCTCCGACGATATCGCCCTTGTTCTCGTTTCCCTGGTAGCGCTGATTCTGGCGCTGCTAGGGGTTATTTAAGACTGTTGCGCGCCCTGCGCGCCGAAAGAAAAACCCGTGAAGCCAAGAATTACCGCAGCAAAAACACCCTTGGACGGATGGCGCGCTGAAATATGGGTTGACGCCCTGAACCGATGGTGCACGATGGCGGGATGCCCGTTTTTTCAGAATCCCGATGATGCTATCGCATGGGGCACGGATCAACTTTCGGGATGGCCGGAATGAATTACAAATATGGCAAATGGGCTAGCGGGGTGGCATACCGCTTTGCCCGTGGCGTATCGCGGGAGTATCAATGCCCACAATGCCACGCGGCATGGCTTCGCTCGGCATTGGAGGTTTGTTTTGACTGCCGCAGAAAAAACATTGACAAGCCCCCCGCACCTTCGCCCGTCGTGGGCATAACTGAGGATTGACCTATGCAAACCGAATCTTTGATTGGCCGCACCCTGACGTGCGCAGAAACCGGGAAGCAATTCATCGGGGCATCTGACGGGTTCACGACGAACTACGCCAGAAACGACGCCGGAGAAGTGTTTTCAGATGAAGGCGTACACCTGCGCGAAGTCCGGGCACTGCTAAACCGTTCCAGCCCCTTCACGGGCTATCTGTCGAGCGATGGAAAGCGCCTGACGGGATGGAAGGGTAACACCCTAGGCCATGTGGTCGATTCCAACCCGTGCGAACTGACTCGACTATCGCACACACATGGCAAGTATTACCAGTCCGTCAGGGTACGGGATGTCCACGGGCGCGAATGGTACGGGAGGGGCTCGCCCGGAATCTGCATCCGCCTTCGCCCGACTAAGCCATGACCACGTACGCAGGCAAGTACCGCAGCGTGGGGTTCCGCCCCCTCAACGTCCCCGCCACGGCGGTGGTCACCACCCCCGTGCGCCGCACTACCGAGCGTCCGCCCAGCCGCAATGGTGGGGTTGACACTACGTGGGCTCCTGCCCACACGGTGCAGAAGTACACGGGCACGGCTTGCATCGGCATCAGCACCATGCACAAGTCTAACGCCGTGCCGGTGTTCAATCAACAACAGGCGGTTGAGACTGCCACCATGCGGAGGGGCTGAGTCATGATGCTTCCTACGCGAGTAGCAGGCATCCCCTGCTTGGTGGAACCCACCCGCATACTGCGAGTTAAGGGCACGCACAGCTGGAACGCACCCAGCGACCTTGACTACCACGGCTACACTGAGGTGGAGTTCCGCGTCTGCGACGGGCGCGGCCGTCCCGCTCCGTGGCTGGAGCGCAAGCTCTGCGACGATGACGTTCTGCGCATCGAGCAGGAGATTCTCGAGTACCCGTACGAGGATGACAGGTACTAGGGTTTACACCTATTGCTCCTGTGTTTCCCCGTGGCACAGTAGCGTTACTGGCACAGCAGCCAGGGTTCTAGTTTCAACAAGGAGAGTTTGAAATGCGCGTGTTTATTGATTTGGGCTACGCCTTCCGTGGCGTGGCGGACGTCACCCCCGCCGAGCTGGACACCTTTACCAAGGTGTTGGACCGCGTGCGGCTCGCCAACAACTGGTACAGCGGTGACTCCATTGAGTTGGACGAGGTTGAGAAGTCCAGCTACACCGTCAAGGTGCTGCCCGCACACGTCAAGTTGGTGACGCACGCCGAGCGTGAAGCAGCCAAGGCCGCTGCCGAGGAGAACTGAAATGGGTGACCGTGTAGTGATGCAGTGCCACTCCCGGGCACAGAACGTACACGGCCCTGCCGTGTACGGACACTGGCTGGGTAGCGAGGCACCAAAAATCGTGGCTGCGTTGATCAAGCGCATGCAGTCCCGGTGTGGTGACGTTGACTACGCCAGCGCCCGCTTGGTGCAGGAGGCTACCCTTGCGCAGGGTGACCCCTCCACCTGCATGGACGTGGGTGTGTGGAACGTAGACCACTTGCTTACGCCTGATGACTCCCACGGCGACGCTGGCTGCGTGCTGATTAACGTGGACGACTGGACGGTGCAATACTTCGGCGGCTACCTGCTGCCGCAGTATTTCACCAAGTCCACCACCCAGCAGGCGGATGACGCGTTC